ATGCGAAGGAATACATCACTGGTCTCACTGATGCGACGATCAGCCTGTCAGGTAAGTTTGACTCGGCTACCGCTTCGGCTATCGACCCCGTGCTTTCCGGTGTTCTCGGTGCCGCGTCGACTGTTTCATGGGCGTACCGCGTGAATAGCGCATCCACCTCGGCAACCAACCCCGAGTATCAGGGTGAGGGCATCCTCACTTCATACGAGGTGTCGGGTACTGTCGGTGACGCTGTCACGTTCTCCGCTGAGATCCAGTGCACGGGTGCTATCACTCGCGCTACTTCCTGACGTAGGCTCGCCTCGTCAGTCCTAATCGTGGGCCCTCGTGCCCCCTACGGAAAGAGAACAAAGTGTCCCTACGTGACAAGATCCTTGCAGCGGACGATATCGCATCAGAGATTGTGGAAGTTCCCGAGTGGGATTGCCTGATCGAGGTGCGTGGCATGAACGGCGCTGACCGTTCACGCATTTTGGAGACCGCTGCATCAAGTGAGGACGGCAAGATCGGTATCGGCAGCATGTATGTCGAGACCGTGATTGCGAGTGCTTACGATCCGGATTCTGGTACTCGAATCTTCACTGAGGCTGATCGTGACGTGCTTATGAGCAAGTCCGCTTCAGCGATTGACCGTATCGCTACGGTCGGTATGCGTTTGTCCGCGATGGATGCGAAAGCGACGGACAACGCGAAGGTGACGTTTCCTGAAGAATCCGCATCGTAGGTTTCTTTTTGAACTAGCAGAGAAGTTAGGTCGCACGGTCGGTGAGTTGTTGTACGGCTCTAATTCTCACAGGCCGATCACTTCGTCCGAGTTGACGGAGTGGTCGGCTCTGTGGGACTTACGAGCGTATGAGATGGAGCAGGCCAGTAAGCGACATAAGTAGGTTGGAGGTGTCGGTATGGCGCAGGTGACTGTTACCGCGCAGTATGTGGCCGACACCGCCTCCTATGTTCGTAATCTTCGACAGGCAACGGATGCGACGAATCAGTTCGCTCGGGAGTTGCCTCAGGTTGAGCAGGCGCAGGATCGTGTAAAGACTTCCACGGTCGCTTTGGGTGCCGCTCTCGGTACTCTTGGTGCTCAGGTTTTCGCGAAAGCGACTGGCGCTGTTATGCGTTACGCGCAGCAGGGGATCGCTGCGGCCAAACAGTACGAGCAGACTGTTATTTCTATCGAGGGTATCTTCGCTGGTACCGGCATGTCTATGGAAGATGCCGCGAAGAAAACACAGACATATCTCGCTGACTTGCGTGATTTCGCTGCAAAGACACCGTTTGAGTTGCCTCAGACTCTCGACGCGGTGAAACGTTTGTTGTCGATAGGTTATGCGGCGGACGATGTTAAGGATCGTCTGCTGCCTGCTATCGGAGATATAGTCGCAGCATTGGGTCAGCCACCATCATCTATTAGCGCTGTCGTTTACGCATTTGGTCAAATGAAGTCCGCTGGGCGTGTGCTGTCGCAGGATTTGATGCAGATCGGTAACGCGTTACCCGGCTTTAACGCGAAGATGGCTATCGCTAACGAATTGTTCCAAGGTGATTTTGGTGCGATGACGAAGGCGATGGAATCTGGTGCTTTGGATTCTACGCAGGCGATCGACGTGATTATCACTGCGATGACGAAGTTTGGTGGCGCTTCTGGTGCTATGGCTCGTCAGTCGCAGACTCTTGCTGGTGTGATGTCGACGTTCGCGGACACGGTGAATAACGCGTTGATCGATGGTCTTATGCCGTCGCTGCCTGTGTTGTCTGCGACATTGAATGAGGTTATGCCTGCGGTCGAGTCTTTGGCTACGGCGTTTGCGCAAGCGTTGGGCCCCGCTCTTATTGATGGTGCAAGTTTGATGGGCGAGTTCGCTCCGGTCGCCGCATCTGTTATTCCACCAATTATCAACATGGTTTCTCAGTTGACGGTGATGGCTGACATTCTGATGACATTGTCACCTTTGTTGATCGCCGTGGCTGACGCTGTCGGATTCCTCGCGCAAGTGATCGGTCAACTGCCCGCTCCGTTGTTTGCTGCTATCGGTGGGTTGCTTCTCGCTCGTGTAGTGATGAAGAAATTGCAAGTTGATAGTGCAGCGACTGCGACTGGTATGGCTGCGGCTTTCTTGCGAATCAAGGTTGCTGTTGTCGGGACGATGGACACGGTTCGTTTGTCTGTCATGTTGGCTGGGGTTTCCTTCAAGGCTTTCGGTTTGGCCGCTGGTCAGATGGCTAAAACTTTCGCCGCCTCAATGAAGGCTATTGGTGTGGCGGTTAAAGGAATGATGGCGTCGCTTGGGCCTGTTGGCTGGGCGATAATGGGTGTTTCTGTCGCATTCGAAGTACTGTCAGGAAGATCTGCTAACGCAGAAATCCTGATCGGTAAGTTGAAAGACACCATTGATGAAACAACTGGTGCTTTCACTGAATTGACTAGCAAGGTTATGCGTGAACAGTTACGTCTTGATCTTTCCCCGCAGGATCAGGCGATGCTCGCCGAGATGGGCCTCGGCGTCAATGAAATGGTCACCGCTATAACTGCTGGCGGAGATGAACTAACTGCGTTCAATTTGAAGATGCAGGACGCTATAAATCAAAACAGTCTTTTCGGTGTCAGCGTCAATAACACTGGCAGTGCACTTATCACGGCGCAACGTAATTTGCAGGGGATGGCTGGGGCATACACGGAAGCAGGTCAGGCTGCCGAGGCCGCTGCCGCTGACGAGAAGGCTGCTGCTGATGCGGCTATCGCTTCTGCTTATTCATCGTATGAGGCTCGACGCGCAAATGTGGCGAAGGAAATAGCGGAACGTAAGTCCGCTTTGAATGAGATGACTGCGGATGAGAAGCAGCATCTTCGCATGTATCAGGAAAAAACTGATGCGATGGCTCGCGCTACGGATACGGCGACGAAAGCCATTCAGGGTTTGCAGGCGGCTACTGAAGAAATGACTGCCGCTTTGGATGCGGAAGCGTCTTATGACAATGCGCGTAAGGGCATTCTGGATCTGCGTAAAGAACTTAAAGAGGGCGATAAGAACATTAAGGGCTTCACTGAGGCTGCGCTTGATAATCGTGCCGCTATCCGTGACGCCGCTAAGGGCTATTTGGATTACGCGAATAGTTTGACGGATCCTCAGGAGAAGCAGGCCGCTCTGGAGGAAGGCATCGCTCGGATCACTAAGGCGATGAAGGAAGCCGGTATTGATTCGAAGGATTCAAAGATTCTTCAGACGATGCGGGAGGAAGCGAAGCAGTCGAAACTGACTGTTGACGAGTTCGCTAAGCAGCGTGCTATCGCGACGACATACGGTAACGATGTGGGTACAAACTTCATTGACGGCATTGTGGAGAAGTTGGAGAAGGGCAAGGGCGCTGTTAATACGGCTGCTGGTGCGGTCACTTCGGGCATGGTTGATGCTGCGAACGCGGCGCAGGGAGCGGCTTCTCCTGCAAAGGAATCGATGAAGGTCGCTAAGAACTTTATTGACGGCATCGTCGTTGGTATTAAACAGAATCAGAAACTCGCCAAGATGAAGGTTAGTGAACTTGGCGAGGGAATGATCTCGGCGCTTGAAGAAAAACTGGACGAGTTTGCTGCGAAGATGCAGACGGCTGGCACAGCGTTAAGCACCATAGGAGATATGGCTTTTGGTTTGGAAGGCGAGTTCGGTTTGCCTTCACAGATCATGGAGTCTATGGGTGAGGGTGCTTCGACTAGCGGGATTCTTGGTACTTACAAGCAGTTGAGCGGTGCTGTTCAGGATTTGTTCGCTCCATTCCTTGATAAGGAAATGGTTCCTAAGAGCATCGTTCGTAAGAATCGTGCGGCGATGAATTCGGCTATGGGCCAGTTGAAGTCGTATACGGCTGAGGCGATTCGACTGGTGGGTGAGCGGGAGCGTATTCAACAGGAATTGTCTGATCTGGATAAGTCGTATGCGGCTACGACTTTGAGTATCAACAATAAGTACGATGCTTTGGATAAGGCCGCTGCCGATAACGTGCGTAGCATTGAGGCGCGTTATGCGACCTTGATTCCACAGTTGCAGAATGCTTACAACGCAGCGAATGAGGCGTTCCAGCGGGAGAACGGGATCCTTCAGGAACTTATTCGTGAACGTGATCAGTTCTTGAAGTCCATCAGTGATGGTTTCCGTAAGTTCACTAACGCGTTGAAGGTGGACACGGAGAAGATCACTAAGACGATCACGAAGACTACTCGGCAGATCGTTGATGGTATTTCTATCCTAACTGAGGAATCTTTCGAGGTTGAGGAGACCACTGGTGGTGGTTTCGCTGGTGCCCTTCAGGGTCGTCTTGACACTATTCGTACGTTTGCCGCGAATGTTAATACTCTACTGGCCCGTGGTGTTGATCCTACTTTGGTTCAGGATTTTGTTTCTGCTGGAGTTGATCAGGCTGGGGAGACGGTTGCTGCGATTGCGGCGGGAACTGATGCTGAGATCGCGGCGATTAATACTGCTCAGTCTGAGTTGGCTGCTCTTACCACGATGTTCCAGCAGACTGCGGCGCAGCAGTGGTTTAACTATGGGATCGCTCAGCAGCAGGCGATTGTCGCACCGTTGCAGATCGCTGCGGAGCAGGCTCGGGTGGCTTTGGAGCAGGCTCAGATTGCGCGGGATACGGAGTTGGCTGCGGCTCGGGCACATCAGGAGACGTTGCGTTTAGAGCGTCAGGCTGAGTTGGAGCAGGCTCGTTTGGATTACGAGAAGCAGCGGGATGATCTTATAGCGCAGAGCGACACGATCAATGAGGAGTTGGATCTTAATGCTAAGAACATTGAGGCTGTGTTCTTGGCGTTGCGTGATTCGATGAAGGCAAAGATGATCCCGACGGGTCGGCAGATTATTAACGGCATCATTCAGGGTTTGCGTGATCGTGAGGGTGCTTTGTATGCGAAGGCTCGTGCTATTGCTGATGAGGTGCGTCGCACGATTGAGGCTGCTTTCCAGATCGCTTCTCCGTCGAAGGTGACTCGAACGATGGGTCAGCAGATCGCTGATGGTCTTGCTTTGGGTATGGAAGATGGCATGAGGAGTGTGGCTGGTGCTGCTCTTGGTCTTGCTAATGCCGCGAACCCTAGTCTGCCTGCTGGTCAGTATGCAATGAATGCCGGTACGGGATCCGGTGGTCGTAGCGTTGTTATTCGCGAGGGGGCTGTGCAGATCAATATCGGTGGTTCGATGGATGATCGTTCGGCGGCTGAGATTCAGGCGATTGTGGATGAGTCGTTGATGCGTTTGGCTCGGGAGATTCGGAGAACCTGATGGCTGTCACTACTGTTCGTCCTGATTCGACGCCTACTGGTGCGGCGAATTTCACTATTTTCGGTGGGGCTGCCTCTATTAACGCTGCCTTGTCTGATGACAGTGCGAGCACGTATGTAGAGAAGGGTGTCACCGGTAATGGTGCGGTGATTGTTGGTTTCGGTACGTCTACGTTTCTTGATACGGTTCGTATTAAGCAGGTTCGTATCAGGTCTGAAGTTGAGTGTCCTACTTCTGCGTCGCGGCTGCGTATCACTCCTATCACGCGTATTGATGGGATCAACTATTTCGGTACCCCTCAGGTGTTTAACGGGGTGTTCGCGCAGGCTGAGTATGAGGGTGCTTATTTCACTACTGCGCCTGATGGGCAGGCGTGGGATCAGGATCGTGTTGATGGTTTGCGGGCGCAGATTCAGGATCTCGCTTCGGGTGCTGATCTTTCTAGCGTGTACGAGTTGTTTTTCGATATTGAGACGACCACTCAGCCCACCGTGACGGTCTCTGCTCCCACGGGCACTATTACGGACAGTTCGCGTCCGGAGGTTTCGTGGACTTTCACTGATTCTGATGGTGATGATCAGGATTTCTATCAGGTGAAGGTTTATACGCAGACTCAATATAGTGCGGGTCTTTTTGATCCGAGTGTGACTGAGGCGTTTTGGGATTCAGGTGTCGTTGGTACGGACGATAACGCGACAACGATCCGTGAGTATCTGACGGATGGTATTTACCGGGCGTATGTGCGGGTGGCTAAGTCTGTTTCGGGTGTTCCTTTCTATTCTGCTTTTGAGTATGTGCAGTTCACGATTGATACGACTCCTCCGGTCACTCCTGATTTGACTGCGACTTTCCAGTCCGCGTCGAATCGTGTGTTGTTGGAGATTGATGGGACTTCTGTTTCGGGGTCTTTTGATTCTCAGGTTTTTCAGGTGCAGCGGTCTGATGATGCTGGTGGTACGTGGGCGGATGTGACGGGTGGCGCTTCTTTGGTGCCGGATGGTTTGGCTGAGTCTAGTTTGTATGACTATGCGGCTCCTCGGGCTGCTACTTCCTACTATCGGGTGCGTTCAGTGGGGACGTTGGGGGAGAATGAGGTGGCGACTCCGTGGTCGGCTGAGGTGACGGTGTCGGTGACGAATGATCAGTCGTGGTGGTTGAAGGCTGTGAGTTTGCCTTCGATTAACCGTGGATCCCTGAAGGTTAACCCGGGGTTTGATGTTAATCCTTTGGAGCAGATTGGGATCTTTCGCCCGATAGGCCGCAGGACGCCCGTAATCGTCTCTAGCGGGCTTCAAGGGGAGGACGGTACTTTCACTATCTCTACCCTTGGTGATGCCGAGTTCGATGCCGTGTGGGCTTTGGCGACCCATACAGGCAGCCTGTTGTTGCAGACTCCACAGGCCGAGCAGAAATATATCCGAATAACGGACAGGGCTTTCAGTCGTTCAGGAACCGTCACGAACCCTCAGAACGAAGTGAAGATCACCTACGTCGAGGTTTCGGGCTAGGCATGTACCCGGTCAGTCCTGCCTTCAAAGCAGCAGTCAGAGGCCCACACCATGCCACCGTACGGGCCGAGGTGTGGCGTGGAGGCATTTTCCTGCGCTCCCTTGACGTGATCGACGGAAACATCGATATCGACTCTAGGAGGGCGCAGAGGCGCACCTGCCGGGTTGTAGTACCTGCTACGAAACCGACCGTGCGGTTGGAGCCTGTCTTTAACACGTACCTATCGATTAAGGGTGTCGTGGTCACGTGGGACACGGCCACTTCATCGTGGGCTACGGCTGGTGTGTACACGTGGTCGCAAGGTAACGAGATCCCTAGTAGTGATATCCCGCCCGAGTATGCGACGTATGCGGCTTTGGCGGGGGGTTACCCGAATTATGCGGCTTTGCAGTCGATTGTGGGTTACGACGAGATCCTTGTTGATGACGGGTTGATCCCGTCGACTGCTTTCAGTGATGTCGCCCCGTTCGGTAACGAGTTGCGACTTTGGCGGGGGGTTGAGGTTGAGAGAGAATTGCCGTACACGTATCAGAGGATCAAGGGGCTGCGTCCTACTTGGGATCTGATTCAGGCATCTTTGACGTGGGCCACGATAGACTCGGGTTTAACGTGGGCTGACGGCAACGACGTACCCACCTAGGAGGACATGAATGGCAACGACTGCTGCTGGTACCCCGTATGTTGAGGGGTCGGACACGATCACCTCGTATCCGACGACGTCTTTGTCGTTGGCTAATCGTGTTGATTCGGTTGAGTCGACTGCCTCAGCCAACTACCAACCGAAGACAACCCCGGTTACGTCTCAGTCGGGTTCGGCCTATACCTTGGCTTTGACGGATGCTGGGAAATTGCTTTTGATGACGGCTTCTGTTGCCGCTTCGGTCACCATCCCTTCGAACTCGTCAGCATCATTCGCTACAGGCGCGACGATCGGTGTGCTCGCTGAGGGCTCCGCCTCTGTTGCAGTGGTGGCTGCTTCGGGTGTCACGATCAACTCGACGGTTGGTTCGGGTTCACCTGTGTCGGTGACTGCTCAGTATGCGGGTGTGACTTTGTTTAAGACGGGTACGGATACGTGGTATGCGGTGGGGGCTATTCAGTAATGACGTTCCGTTCCCTTGGGTTTTTCGCGAGCAGCGGTGGTGTCGCTGCTGCCCCGGGCATGGTGTTGATGAACCCGACAAGCATCGCCTACTCGGGTACATCAGCAACCTTGGGTGCTAACGGGCAGGTTACGTTTTCTGCTGTCACGTCGCTGTCGTTGAATGGGTGTTTTACCGCTGACTTCGACAACTATGTGGTGTCGTGGGGTTTGACAACATTCACGGCAATTGACAATGTTCGTGCCCGATTACGCAGCGCTGGATCAGATGCAAGCGGCAGCAACTATACAAGACAGTATCTAATTGCAGATTCAACTACTGTTGCGGCAGCGCGAGGAACAAGTCAAACATCTGCTGTTGTTGCATTTTTTGATAATACGACTCCGACTGGGTATGTCAACTATATATATGGGCCATTTCTAGCGCAACCGACGGCGTTTAGAAGCGTCGGGCATAGTGGTTACAGTGGTTCATATTTGCAGGATGACGCCAATACTCATTCACTATCTACATCGTACGATGGAATTACTTTTTTTGCTGCCAGTGGGAACCTCACAGGCAAATTGCAGGTGTATGGGGTGAGATCATAAATGGCTGCTGGTGATGGGCTCGTATCCATGGCCCCCACTTCTATCGCGTATAGCGGTACGAGTGCTGGTATTAACGCTGACGGTGGCGTGGATTTCTCTGCGGTTACTTCGTTGTCGTTGAATGGCGTGTTCACGAGCGGGTACGACAACTATCTAGTTGTTGTAAAAGTAACATCGTCTGCTGGTGCTGGTGTATATATACGGCTTCGTGCAAGTGGATCAGATAATTCAACAGCATCATCCTATGTTGCTCAATACATTGGTGCAACAGGTACAACTGTAAACGGTGGAAGAGAACCAGCCAGTAGTTCAGCGTATACAATTACAGTTGATTCCGCTAATAATGCTGGATATCAAATACACGTTTATGGGCCAGCATTAGCGCAGCCTACTGCTGGTAGAAGTGTCACTGGTTACGGGA